AATATTATTGCTATGGAGATAAATGAAAAGGAAGGACACTGAATATTTCGTAGCAAAAGCAAAAGAAAAGCATAGCGATAGATATGATTATTCTGATACAAAATATATAAACGCAAGAACCAAAGTAATTATTCTCTGCTCTCTTCATGGAAATTTTAGTATTTTACCTTACGATCATTTAAAAGGAAAAAAATGTAGGCAGTGTGCAACTACAGACCGAGCAAAGAAAAGAGTCTTAGGTAAAAAGGTTTTTCAGAAAAAAGCTGCTCAGGTCCATAACAATAAATATGATTATTCAAAAGTTAAATATAAAAGAAATAAAGAAAAGGTAATAATCATTTGCCCTGATCATGGAGAATTTGAACAGATTCCGAATAGTCATTTGTTAGGTAACGGTTGCAGAAAATGCGGGTTTGTTAAAGCCGCAGCAAAGCTATCAGCAAGTAAAAAGTTTTTAAAAAGAAAAACTCCGAGAATATATAAAAGCACGGTTACCAAAGAAGAGTTTATTAAACGCGCAAATAAGTTTCATAAGAACAAATATTCTTATGAAAAGACAAGTTATCGTGTGTTACGAGATAAGATTACTATTGGCTGTCCCAAGCATGGTGATTTTGAGCAGAAAGCAATGTTGCATTTAAAATATGGTTGCTTCAAGTGCGGTGTAGACAAAAGAGCGTCAAAGCAGTTTTTAACAATTGATGAATTTATTAAAAAGTCAAAAAGTATTCATGGTGAAAAATATGATTATTCTCAAACAGAATATACATTTGCGCACGCCAAAGTAGAGATTATATGTAAAAAGCACGGCTCTTTTCAACAAAAAGCATATGGACACATGGCTGGGCATGGTTGTCCGTATTGTAGAGAAAGCAGGGGGGAAAGAAGGGTTGCCAATATTTTAGATGATCTAAATATTTCTTACAGAAGAGAGTTTGTTTTTTCTAACTGTAAAAATACAGGGTTTTTGAAATTTGACTTTTATTTGCCAGATTTTAAACTATGCATAGAATATGATGGAGAGCAACATTTTTATCCGCTTGATTTTTTCGGAGGAGAAGGGGCATATTTTGAAAGATTAATATGTGACAATATTAAAAATCAATATTGTAAAGATAATGGGTTAGATTTATTAAGAATAAGTTATTTTATAGAGGATGTAAAGGGGGCTATTATGGAAGTAATTAAAAATTTGGAGAAAAATAATGAAGCCTAGGTCACCATATGTTTCTCTCCATAATCATACAGAATTAGGAAGTCCATTAGATGGGATGAATGATGTGCATGATTTATTTGTGAGAGCAAAAGAGATTGAACATGCCGGGGTTGCAGTCTCTGATCACGGGAATTTGACAGCAATATTTGATGCATGGAAAGCATCAAAGAAAACAGGTGTAAAATTAGTTCCCGGTGAAGAGTTCTATTTCACAACTGATCTTTCTACAAAAAAGAATAACCATATGGTTATTCTTGCTCAAAATGCTATAGGTTACAAAAACCTATTAAGACTTGCATATGAATCTTTTAAAAACCAGTCTATTGGCTATATGAGCAAAAAGACGCCAAGAATCACATGGAGACATTTAGAGCAGTGGAATGAAGGGTTATTTGTTTTAACCGCCTGTTCAAATGGATTAATAGCTAAAACGCTTATAACCGAACAAGATGAAGAGAAGGCCATATGTCACATTAGAAGGTTACACTCTATTTTTAGGGATAATTTATTTCTTGAGATCCAGCCGCACGCACTTGTGCATGTAGACAAAAAAGGTAGGGAGGTAAATCAGCCGAAATTAAATCAAGCAATGATTCGTCTATCAAGAGATATGGATATTCCGTATGTAATTACCTGTGATGCTCATTATAGAGATGCAAGCCATGCAAAATATCATGATTTCATGCTTGCAGTTAAAGACAGAAAGGCTCTTGATGATGAGCATAGGTTCCGCTATGGTGTGCAAGATATGTATCTCAAGACTCACGAAGAGATTATAGATTTTTTTGGGAAGGGGGTTGCCGAGATAGGCATGGCGAATTCGGTGCGGATTTTGGATGCTTGTGATGAGCCGACATATTTAGAGCCGAAGGGAACAATCCTTCCGAAGTTTCCTGTGCATCAAGAAAAAAACTATTGGTCTTTTAAGGGTTGGGATATGGTTTCTAACAAGAAGAATATTCCGGAGGATCAGTCGTATTTAAGATATAGGTGCATAGAAGGGTTTAAGGAGAAGGTGGGACACCTTCCTAAAAAAGATAAAAAGTTATATTGGGAGAGGGTTAAGAAAGAATTAGCTATTTTGGAGGATAAGGATTTTTCTTCATATATGTTAATCGTTGCTGATTTTGTTCGATGGGCTAAAGAAAACAATGTTCCTGTTGGCACCGGGAGGGGCAGCGTAGGGGGCTGCGTAATTGCTTATTTAATAGGAATTACCGGAGTTGATTCTATTAAATATGGTCTGATTTTTGAGCGATTTCATAATGCGCAAAAAACGGCAACACCGGATATTGATTTAGATTTTGCTTCTCCTGATAAGGTAAAACAATATATTAGGGAAAAATATGGGCATGAAAATGTCGCCTCAATATCAAATTTCTCCACTTTATCTCCAAAGGTTGCTATCAAAGATGCCGCGAGAAGTTTGAGATTAGGTGGAGATAAATCATCTGCGTTTGAAATAGCAAATCATTTAACTAAAATAATGCCAGATGAAAAAAGCATTGATAAAGCCATGAAAGCCGATCCTGAGTTTGCGGAAGCCTTAATGCGTTATCCTAAATTGCATGAATATGCGACGAGATTGGAGGGGTTAACGAGAAATTGGGGGGTTCATGCTGCCGGAATTGTCATGGCAGATCAGCCTTTGTATGAACTAATTCCTTTGAGGATTGAGCAAGGTGATATTAATGATCCAAGTACATGGACTACGGTAACTCAGTGGGAAAAAAACCGTTGTGAAGATTTTGGTTTAGTGAAAATGGATTGTCTTGGCCTAAAAACCATGACGGTTCTTGATAATACATTAAAAACAATAAAAGAAGTTCAAGGTAAAGAATTTGTGCTTGAAGATATCCCACTTGATGACAAAGAAACTTATGACATGATTGGTCGAGGAGAAACCTCCGGGGTTTTTCAATTAGAGGCTTCATTAACTCCATTTTGTATAAAGATAAAACCTAAAAATATTGAAGGTATATCCGCAATTAATGCATTAGGCAGACCATCTTGTCTGCCGGAAACCCGCGAGATTTATATTGACAGGGTTCTTGGAAAAGAAAAAGTTAAATATGGCCACCCTAATATGAAGCGAGGTTTAGAGAAAACGCAAGGGATTCTTCTTTATGAAGAATCTGCGATGTATATTGCTGAAGATGTTGCTGGCTGGAACTTAAACCAAGCTGACGCACTAAGAAAGCTTAGTAAGCTCAAAGGAAAAGACCCTGAGTTAGCAGCAAAAACAGAGACGGATTTTATTAGGGATTCTATGGAGCATTCTAATATGGCCAAAGAAGAAGCGGTAAATATATGGAAGAGATGGATAGAGCCTATGTCTGGATATTCTTTCAACAAAGCTCATTCTATTGCTTATTCTCATATATCATATTATACTGCTTGGATGCGATGCCATTATCCAACGGAATTTATGTGTGCTCTGCTTAACTCTAAAGACCCGAATTCTGATGAATCTTTGGAGCATATAAATAATTGCAGATTACTTGGGATAAAGATTACACCTCCAAATATTATGACAAGTAATGAGGGTTATACGGTTTCTGAAGATAAAATAATTGCAACGGGATTTTCTGCCCTAAAAGGAGTTGGCGCAAAAGCTATTATAGAGCTTGTGCAAGCCAAACCTGATAATTTGGTTCAGTTTTTTGCAAGAACCAAAGGCAGAATCTTAAATAAAACTGTTATGGGATCACTTGCAAAAGCCGGAGTTTTTGATTGTTGGGGTATATCCAGAAAATCTATTTTTGATAATTATGCAAAATATAGAACAAAAGTAAATAATACAATTAATAAAGCAAAAAAAGAATATTGGGATGCACACCTTGAAGCTCTCAGCCAAGCCGAAAAGATTGCGTTTGCTGCATTGCCACTTAAAATAAGAAACGCAAGAAAAAAAGCCTTTTATGCCGAGATTCATGAGCAATTAAATTTGGATGAGATTATTGATAATATTAATTTTGTTTATACAGAAGAAGAGTGGTCTCGAAAAGAAATTTTACTTAATGAGTTAGATGTTTTTGGCAGAACTATTAGCGGCCCTATTCATGAGATTTTTCCGGGATTTTTCAGAAAGGGAAATCCGATGATAACACCATTATCAAAAATCCAAGATCTTCCTGATAAGAAAAAAATAAAGGTTGAGATAATCATTAAAGGCTTAATTAAAGAGCTAACAATTAAGAATGGTCAAAATAAAGGAAAGAAGTTTGGGAAGTATTTAGTGGAAGATGCTTATGGCAATACTGCTCATATGACCTTATGGTCTTTTCATTATGGTCGATATAGACGAGCATTCGAAACAGTTGTTCCAATAAAAGCAATTTGTAAAGTGTCTGATTATCAGGGTAAAAAGGATATAAACTTATCAGTGCTGGAGAATATTTCTGGCAGAAGAGTTAGGGAAGCGAGGTATTAAAATGATATGCGGTAGTTGTAAATTTCGAGTTAATAGTAATATGAAATTTGCTTTAATGAAGAACGTATGTCCTGCATGTGGAGAAGGGTTGTTTTCAAATTCCGAAATGAAAGATATCGGGATGTTAAAAAACAGAATTATTCAGCAGGGTTTTGGGAAAAGCTATTCAGAGGTTCAGGCTTTTGAGGTTGCTTTATATGTTATGGATGAAATAAAGAATGGTATAGGCCAAAAATATTTCCAAGGTTTTCTTAATAAAAAGAATGGATCTGTCTCAGAGGAAGAATCTGAAGAGTCTGTTCAGGAGAAATTAAGGAAAGAGGTAGAAAGCGAGTATCCTGAGCTTCAAAATCTTCCGGCAGAGAATATATCATCTCCTTCTCCGGAGTCGTTCATTCCTGAGGTGGAGCCAAGTCATACTCCTATAGAAGATGCTGAGTTTGGAGAGGTTACTTTGGAAACAACAAGAAGTCAGAGAGTTGAAAGGTTAAAAAGGGCCGCAGAAAAATCAAAGAAGTCTTATTTGAGTAAGAAAAACCCAGGCTTCTCTGTTAGGAGGGTGTGAAATTGATTCGCGAAATAGAAGGTCGTATTGTTGATATGACAAATGAAGAATTCGCGTATTATTCTTCGCTTGCAAAAAAGTTCGGAAAAGATGTTTTCCGGGACTTATTCGAATCTGATGCCGGGGGTAGGATAATAACACTTACCCCGTCGGCGGAAAAGCCGACAGCCATTTTGGTGATTTTTTTCTTTCTGAATCTTATGCTTAATCAGCGATTACGAGCAATTGATTATAAGTTATCAAAAATTGATGAATTAGAGAAAAGAATTTCTAAATTAGAAGGATAGGATGAGCAATTTTCTTGAAAAAGTTCAACTGAATAAGTTCACACTTGCAGCTTTAGATACGACCGAAATAGATGAAATATCGGCATGGTTGCCACGTAATGCGGTTATAGATCTAAATACAGCAGAGCAAGGAGTAATTTATTCTTTACATGGCCAGAATGTTTGTCAGGAACATATAGCGAAAATAGATGTGTGGATTGGCTACAAAGAATCTGATAAAAATAGAGTATGGCGAGAAGCTGTTTCAAGAGCAAAAGAAGGAGGTTGGAAAACAAGCAAAGACAAAGAATGGTTTGCGCAAGCTGATGAGGAGTATTTGGAAACTTATAATGAATTAGTTTTAGCCAAAGCTGCAAAGAAATATTTTGAGAACAAAGCAAGCTATTTTTCAAGTTGGCATTATGCCTTCAAAACGTTTTTAAATAGGGATTATTCTCTTGAAAGGCTAGGAAATCTTCAGGGAATAACGTATAATAAAGGTACTAAAACTGCTTCGGAGCAACGCACGCCGGATGATGAGAATGAAGAATGGTGCGATAAAGAAGACAACATGTGGGAATAGCCTCATTTGATAATATGGTTTTATCAAGGGCTTAAATTAAAAAGTCATATAGGAGAAAAAATGGCAGAACTTGTTTTTGGAGATGTGGATTGGAATTCCGCAGATGTAGGCGGCGGAAAAGCCGATTTTATGAAATTAACCCAAGGCGGTAATACAGTCAGAATAATGGCAAGTCCAGTTCAGTTTTATGTTAACTGGTTGGATACTTCTGATGGAAGACGAAAAGTAAACACCCCAATTGAGGACCCTGATTTAGTCCAGAGGCTTGATGATGCAGATTTTAGACGTCAGACTCGCTGGATTTTAAAAGTGTTAGATCGCTCTGATGATAAATTCAGATTGCTTGAAGTCGGACCTCAAATTTTCAAGGCGGTACGTGGTCTTGTAAGAAATAAAAAGTGGGGAAAGGTAACAAATTACGACATTAATATCAATAAAGGGCCAAAAGGAACTCAGCCGTTATATTCGGTTGTTCCGGACCCAAAAGAGGCTCTTCCTGAGAGTTTAAAAGAAAGCTGGGTTGAGTTCAGAGATAATATCAACATTGAGAGACTTATTTCCCCTTCCGATCCTGCATATGTATACGATCTATTGGGATGGACACCGGCAGGTGATTCGAGTGAAGAAGATGATGATGTATCCTTTACTTTTAATGAATAAATAAAAATTTCAGCCCGGCATATCTATTCTGGTATGCCGGGTTTTTTATGTGCGCAGCAAACGCCTATAATAATGCTATCTGCTTCATCTTCGCATTCTTTTGCAATATTTTTTATTCTATTTAAATGCGGAGTATATTGAAATTTATCTTTGGCAAAAGCAATGACATCTTCTTTTGATTTTAGAGATCTATTATAAAACTCTTTAATTGTTTTTCTTGCTGTGCTAACAGGATAAGATTCTATGTCATGGCAGCCATATCTCCATGCAGCTAAACGAGCTGTTTCATTAAATACGCTTAAAAGAATAATTGTATTTGCTGTGCTGCGACCTGCTGAAAATTTACGAGCATAATCTTCAACGGCAAATACATCGGGCTGATATTGCTCTAAAAGCTGCATGATAGAATCATACACGCCTGAGATTCTTTCAGAAAGATTCTTGGCCTTTTTTTTTGGCAGTGGTTTGATATGGCCAACTGCTATAAGTTTAATAGTTTTATCGTTTTTTTTTAAAAAAACGCTCCAGCCGATTGTTGCGCTGGATATATCGAGGGCCAAAATTTTCATAGTTTTCCTGATAGATGTTCGGGTTTTCTTGTAAGTATAATACTGGTGAGGAGGGAAATAAATGCCAAAAGATTTTATAAAGGGCAATAGCGCCCGTGAAGCTATATTTGTTGGGGTTGAAAAATTAGCTAACCTTGTATCGGTTACTATGGGGCCAAAGGGTAGAAATGTGATTATCGGGCCTGCAAGAGTAAATGACGGGCCACCTATCGGAGCGCCTATTATTACAAAGGACGGAGTTACTGTAGCTCGCTCGGTGGTATTAGAAGATCCTTTTGAAGAAGCAGGATGTCAGTTAGTAAAAGAAGCAGCTGGCCGAACAGCAGATGTAGCTGGAGATGGAACAACTACCTCCACTGTTATGACTGCAGAGATTCTTCAAAAAGGATTATCTTTAATGAATTCAGGATACAGCGCTCTTTCTCTTAGAGATGGGCTTAATCTTGGTTTGAAATTAATTTTAGAAAATATAGATAAGTTGTCAAGGCCAATCGAATCTTCTCAAGATCTTTTAAATGTATCAACTATTTCTGCAAATAATGATCCTGATTTGGGAGGCGTGATAGCAAAAGCATATGAGTTAGTTGATAGAGATGGATTAATAACCGCAGAAGCCGTGCCGGGGGTTGCAAATTCAGTAAGGTTAATTGATGGTCTTGAGTTAAAAAGCGGCTATATACACTCTGCTTTTTTAGATAAAGGCCATGCAATTTCGGCTTTAAAGCGTTGTCATGTTCTTATATTAAATGATGAGCTAAGCCACATAGAAGATTGCAAAGAGTTATTTACAGAGGTTGCAAAGAGAAATGCATCTTTATTGGTAATAGGAAAAAATATAAACAAGCTTGCTTTAAAAACAATGGTTCATAATCATCAAGCCGGTGTACTGAAAAGTTGTGCGATCAAAATACCAACTTTCCGCGCAAATCCAGATTCCTGGCTGGAGGATTTAGCGATGTTGCTTGGAACGTATGTCATCGGAGAAGATTCCGGAATTCCTTTAGCTGATGTTACTTTTGATGATTTAGGTTTTGCTGGCCAAGTAGAAGTTGGACGACATTCAACGAAAATAATTGAACCAAAAAGAGATGAAGCGAGAATTGAAGAACAAACAAAAACATATGAAAGTGATCTAAAGCTTCTTATTGGTGATAATGAACGTTTTGACATAAGAAAAAGAAAACAGTTTTTAACCAGTAAAGCTGCGATTATCACGGTTGGATATTCTACCGAATTAGAGCTGAAAGAAAAAGGAGACCGGGCTGATGATGCAATTTTTGCAGTTAGTGCTGCCATAGAAGAAGGGATTGTCCCTGGAGGTGGAATGGCATTATTTAGGGCAGCCGAGAAGGTTGATTTAGAACAAGTATCTGAGGAATATAGGCCCGCCGTAGAGACGCTCGTGAGCGCGTGCGTGCGTCCGTTTGTTCAAATTGTAACAAATGCAGGATTAGAGCCGGCAGCAATTTTGGGAAATATTCCTGATGAAGAATTTTCGGGATTTAATTTGGTTACAGAAGAATATGGAAACCTTTTTGAGATGGGAGTTGTTGACCCAAAGAAAGTAACGAGGACTGCACTACAAAATGCATTGAGCATTGGGTTGTTATTATTAACTACAGAGGCAGTAATTGTAGACAGAGTAGATAATCCTACAGGTTGGACGCCTCCTCCTGGGTGGAGATTACCATCTTCAACTGGCTTAAATCACAAATATTAAGGAAAAAAAATAAATGGCAGAAGTTTTAACAGAAGGTAAAGCATATAAACAAATTCTTGGAATGTTTGGGGAAGATAATTTGTTTATGAACCCAAGAGATATACCTCCAACAGAAATTATTAGATCACCATCTGCAGCTCTTGATCGAGCATTAGGAGTTGGTGGATGGCCTCGGGGCAGATTAATTCAGATAGCGGGGATGCCTTCATCAGGAAAGACTCTTTTATCTCTTTTGTCTATGGCTATTTGGCAAAGGATGCATCCTGATAATTGCGGCTTATTTATTGATGCAGAATATACATATGATCCTGATTGGGCTGAAATGCTTGGTATTGATAATGATAGAGTTATATTGGTAAAAACTAATAATGGAGTTGATATATTCACAGGGTTGGTCGGAGTTACAAAGAAATTAAAAACTGGGAAGTTTAAGCATACAATGGGACTTCTTGATATGGTTAAAACTGGGCAAGTTATATCCATGAAAACTCCTTCTGGGAAGTTAAGAAGATTTGACCTTTCAAGATTGGGGGTTGTAACTTTGGACTCTATTGCTTCAATTCAAACACCAACAGAAGCAGCTTCTGCGGTAGGAAAAGCAAATATTGCGGCTACTGCAAGATTTTTAACGACAGAGCTAAAAAAATTAACTCCTGTTGTGGCGAATGCAAATGTTGTTATGTTTGGCTTAAATCATGTTAAAGTAAAAGTTGGAGAGACGTATGGAAACCCCGAATCGACTCCCGGCGGACGCGCATGGAAACACGCTTGCTCGATAATGCTTATGGTTGCTCCATCGTTAACGAGAGAGAATACTATTTTAAATGCTCATGAAGAACGGATTGGGCATTTGGTTAGAGCAAGAATAACAAAAAATAAAGTAGCTTCACCATTTAAAAAAGCTGAGTATTTTGTCGAATATACGAAAGGCATAGTAAGAAAAGAAATTGAGTTGTTTGAAGCTGGATTAATGGTAGATCTTTTTGATAGACCTTCGAAGGTTCGTTATCAGTATGCCGGCCAAGATTTTGTTGGCAGAGAAAAAATGATTAACTTTATAAAAGATAATTTGGATACCGTAGAGGAAGATTTAAGAAGTAAATATTTGGGTTCAGATGCTGATGAAAATCAAGAATTTGAGCCGGATGAAGTAGAAGTCCCGGAGAATCCTTTTAATCAAGAAGATTGATTTTAAAGTTTTTGGTGCGTATTTTTATTAATACGGAAGCAGAAAGCCTCCCTAAAAAGGAGGCTTTTTTATTATAAAAAATGAAATGTTGCAAATAAAGTTGCTTCATTGTAAAAAAAGTTGTTATAGATGAAAGAAAAAAATGGAGTTCGTTTGAGCGAAAATATTCGCAAAGATCTTGGCATTCTTATTGATATTTGCCATGCCAACCTTAAAAACTCGAAAAAGGCCCAAAGCTATCTTCGAAAAGAGAGAGGTTTATCTGATGATATCATAAGCAAATACAAGTTAGGGTATTTTCCTCAAAATGTTGATATTTTAACAAAATACGTTTCTCGTTTTACATTGGAAAGTTTAAATATAATTAATTATTCTGGAGACTCAAAGTTTTCAGAATTTTTTTGTTTAATAATACCGCTTTTTGATGAATTCAATAGACCAATAGGCATAAATGGCAGGACTCTCTTGTCAGAAGATGAGCGTGCGGCATTATTAATCTCTAAGTATGAAAATAGCAAATACCCAAAAAGCAAGACGCTTTTTGGATTGAACTCTTCAAGAGGACATATTCTTAAACATAAAAATGTATTTATATGCGAAGGGCCTTTTGATCAAATGAGTCTTGTTTTAAATAACATTAAAAATGCAGTTGCTTTATGTGGGACAGGATTGTCCAAAAAACACGTTTTAGCTTTAACAAAATATACAGATAAAATGACTTTTCTTTTTGATCGTGATGATGGTGGAAGAAAAGGTATGGAGTCTGTAAATAAAAAATATTCGAATTGGGGACTTAAAATTAGATACAAAATTCTCCCTGAAGGATATAAAGATGTTGATGAGTTTTTAAGAAACCACTCAAAGAATGAATTATTTAATGCTTTAAGTGATTACTGCCCGGCTTTTGAATAAGGAGTGAAAAATACCAAGAAGAAAAACGAGAGAAGAGTTTATAGAAAAATCAAGAGAGTCTCATGGAGATAAATATGATTATTCTAAATCTGTTTATAAAAACAATAGAACAAAGGCTATCATAATATGCCCTGAGCATGGTGAGTTTATACAACAACCTGATCATCATATGGCAGGTCGAGGATGCAGAAAATGTGCGGCCAATAAAACCGGAGATAGATGCCGATTTAACTTGGTCAAATTCTTGGAGAAATCCAAAGAAGTTCATGGAGATAAATATAATTATGATAAAGTTGTATATAAGCGTAACGAAGTAAAGGTAATAATCGGATGCTCTGATCATGGAGAGTTTAAGCAAACTCCGAGAATTCACTTCCAGGGTCATGGATGTCCCAAATGCGGTTCGGAAAGAGCGGGGCGAAAAAATGCATTAACGCGCGCTGAATTTATTACAAAGGCAAGAGAAACGCATGGGGATAAATATAATTACTCTAAAGTTGATTATAAGAATTGTTATACCCCGGTTATTCTTATTTGCAAAAAACATGGCGAGTTTTTACAAACTCCAACTGGGCATTTAAAAAGTAATTGCCCCAAATGTGCCGAATTAATCTTAGCTCAAAAGCAGATAGCCCGGCGCTATACAACCGGAAAATTTATTTCTTTAGCGAAAGCTGTTCATGGTGATTTGTTTGAATATGATTTAACAAAATATATAGTGTCTTATCAGAAAGTTGCCATTAAATGCAAGAAACACGGTGTATTTTACCAAATGGCAAGAGATCATTTACAGGGGCATGGTTGCACTTACTGTTTCGAAAGCAGGGGAGAGCTTAGAATAAGAAAGTTTCTAAGAGAAAATAATTTTGATTTTGAAATGGAGAAATCTTTTAGTAGCTGCAGGAATAAGCAACCTTTAAAGTTTGATTTTTATTTACCAAGACATAATCTTTGTATAGAGTTTGATGGCTTGCAGCATTATATTGGATGGAGTGGTGACATAGAGAATTTAGAGTATATTCAGATAAATGATCAAATTAAAAATATCTTTTGTGCTTCCAATAACATAAATTTATTAAGGATTCCTTATTGGGATCTTGAAAACGTTGAGGCCATTGTGGCTAAATATTTACAGGAAATAAATAGTGAATAAATCTAAACTATATCAACATAAAATTGTTGAGATCTCTTTTGATCAGGGAAAGCTTAATAACTTTCCCGAAGAAAGAGGTATTAGTCATATTTTAAAAAATAACGAAATAGATGAAAGGATTCAAACTTTAAGAGAGGAGCTTTTAGAAGAAATATATAACATCATTCATGGAGGCTTTCTTACGGCACATCAGAAAAAGATTCTTCTTATGAGATTGATGGGGAAAACACAGAATGAAATAGCAGAACATTTAGGTGTAACACAGTCAGCAATCCACAAAGCCCTCCTTGGGAACATTGATTATAAAAACAACAAAAAGCGTTATGGTGGGATTGTTAAGAAGCTAAAAAAGATATGTAGTAATAATCCCGAGATTCAGCGAATTTTAAAAGAGATAAGGGAGATCAAAAACGGCGACGAATCCGAGTTAGATCTTTCTATTAATAAACTATAAATCTTACGAAGAGGTAAGTCTAATGACAAGAGAAAAGTATTTAGCTAACATAGATGCAGTTTTAAAGAAGGCTTTGGCAAAGAATTCGGTATCTTTATCTGAAAAAAACGCAATTAAATTTTCGGAAAAACTTGTGTCTAATGGCCAAATCCAAAAGTTTGCATTTGATGTATATAAAGTAAATGACGATCCATATAATGGTTTATGGGTATTGCAGGATATCAATGGTGCAGCTCATTTAGTAAGGGCTTCTGATCCGAGATATGAATCTGTGAATAGCGGAGATTGGGGCGCAGTTTCTGATTACAATAGGGAAAATGTTACATTAACCTATAAATCTCGCCCAATTGCGAGATTCTCTTCTAAGTCTTATGGTTTTGCGCCGGAGGAAGTAATTACTTTCAAAGAGGCTCTTTTGGAAAGAATTGGAGAAGACGATTCTTTTGTGAAGGAAGTATTCGCTGAGCAACCGGAATCAAAAAGAAGCTCTATAAAGCAGGCTTTCCCAGAATTAAACAAATATGTATAAGGATATAAACTATGCAGAAAGATATTTTTAATATTATAAAAGCTGCGCAGGCTGCCCTTGGTCAGCTTGATAATGGCAATTTGTACACATCTGCATATGTTGCCGAAAGATTTGTTCGCGCAGCCGACGAAAAGCCTAATGATATTTTGATTAACAGCATGAGAGATGTTATTGTAAAAAAAGCATCAAGTTCTGCCTTTATGTCTCAATCAGATGTGAAGTCTATTTACGATCAAATGCTTGGCCTTGGAGGCAATCGCTCCGCATTTAGAACCGTCTTAGGAGATTTGCTTCCCGAAGAGCGCCAATATCTTGAGAAGAAACACGAAAATAATTCGCATTTAAAGGCTACCACCGGAGCGGTAGCAATGCCTTACAAGAATAAAGAGCTTTCTGATGCTTTTGAGGTAGTCCTTGATTTAAACAGGGGAATTTTCAATAAAAAGAACAGAAATTTAACATCTTCTGTTAAGAAGGCTGTTGTATCAGCTTTATCTGGGATTGGATATGCACCTCGCTCAATTGACGTAATTGCTGAGAACGATCATTTCGCTTTATGTGCAGCAATTTATTCTGATGGATATAACAAAGTAGCTTTGCATTTACCTGTGCAGATTACAAATGGGCTTGTAAATCCCCCATCTTCTTTAACTAATGGTGAAACAACAATCCCATTGACAAAAGATAATGTTTGGTTGGCCATTAAAGAAGCAAAAGAAGAAAAGAAGTATTACAGTCAGAAAAAAGTAGCAGGGCGGCGAGAACCTTTAGATTCTATTCCTACAGAGAAAAAAGTATTACCACAGAGTTTAGATAAATTTGCAAATTTAGAAAATGATTTAATGATGGCGAGAGCTTCGCATGATGATCGCATTTTGAGAAAAGGGATGGTTTTGGTTTCTAATGAGCTTAAAGGCTTAGGATTTTTTAATCCTCAGGTTAAATTTGGCTCATCTTCTCAGACCGGGGTTGTTTATTCTGCTGAAGTTCCAACGGTAAAAGGTCATGTAAATGTACGTGTGCCTGTAGAAATTCATAATGGACAAACAATTCTCCCAAGCAAGTTTTACACAGCAGATAATGTTTATGATTTTTCAAAAGCTGGTTATGATTCTTTTAATAATAGGCTAAACACCTCTGCTTCTCTTGGGTTTGATAGAGAGAGAAAAGAGATGGGGGATCAATCATATCATCAGTTGATGGATCAGCTTCTTGAGGGTGTTGCATCAAAAAATTACAAAAAAGCAGAAAATGCTTTAATGGTAATTCAGAGAAGATTTGAGAAATCTCATTATGTTTCTGCATTTAAGCATTATCAGGATTTATTAAAACATTCTTCTGCGGTTGAGACTGACAGAACTCGTCATATCAAGGTAGCCATTGAAAGAGGAGATTTAATAAAACATCCAACAACAGTTCAGTGGTATTGTCCAAAATTAGCATTGCCGTTAAGTAAAATAGCATTTGACGCACAGGGTCGTCCGATGCCGATGCATCGACTTAAAAGTCAAAATGCAGATTCTGAACAGGTGATGATTAATACATCCAACATAAAAATTAATTAAGGGGTTTTTTATGAGCGCTGGAAAGCTATATTTAAATATAAAAAATTCGAAGGTTAATCGCAGCATTACGAGAAAGTTACGTTCTGAGTATATTCGTATTTTAAAAGAAGCCGCAGAAAGCGGAATTCTTCAAAATTATCGTGGTACTGGAATAGAATATGGAAACAAAAAAAGAATTTTAACTGAGCGTGGTGGTGAAATATCACATGATAGCCCTACTGTAAAAAAAGAAAAAGCCGATCCTTCTGTAGAGGAGCCAGCTCCTTCATTATCCACCAGATATGTTCCTGGCAAACCAGGATTAATGGCTGAAAGAATTCGCGGCGGAGAAAGTGTTTATATGGACCCTTATACCAAGAAGATATATGATTGGCGTGAAGGTTTCAAGGATGAAAGCGGACAAGAGTACCCTGGGGGTTGTGTTAGTCTCCAGAGTGATTTATATACACGTTCCTCTATTTGTGACCCGGCAAAATTAAAAAAATAAACAAAACAATGAATCTCAGCCTGCATAGTAAAATCTTTGCAGGCTTTTTTTATATGTGAAGGTGATATATGAGCAATAAAGTATTAAGACATCCAGAAAAAGAGGAAATTATATCTCGTTTATTAGAGGGTCATTCTGTAAAAGGCGTTGAAGCATGGCTTAAAAAAAAGCATCCAAAGACAAAAAGGCTTCATGTTAGCAGTATCACACTTCAAAGATTTCGGGCCGATTTTTTAAATCTTGAGGGAGAGGCTTTAAAAAAAATCAAAGAAATGGCCACTAAAAAAACTGCCAATAAAGAAAAAATTAAAAATATGGCAAGAGTTGCGGGATCGAATGCATACCAAGAAAAGCTTGCCGAAATAATAAATGATAAAATTGATGTCAACAGAAAGATGCTTGAAATGGAGCATCTTATCTCTTCCAGAATAGAATATTATTTTAATGTAATCAACTCCGGCGGAAATATCCGTGAGGAACGTGTTTTTATGGAATTAATTACGCAACATAGAGAGGTCTTAAGGGATTGGAAAAAGTATGTTGATAAGGTTGCAGATCAAACGGTTGAACATAATATTAATATAAACGTTGTTAATGAGCAATTAACCGTATTAAAAGGAATTATTTTGGAGGTATTGAGGGAAATAGAGCCGGCACTTATTCCTTTGTTTATTGAAAAATTAAATTCCAAACTTTTAGATACTCAATATGGAGAAAAAGAATATCTTGATTATGCGGACCAAAAGCAATTAGAGGTAATAGATGTCAGTTAATCTTTCACAAAATAAAGGAGGATATGGTTTTCTTTTTTTAAAGGATTTAGAATCTAAGGCTGCTTTTATGTTTTGGCTCCAAGATAATTTTCAAAATAAGCATGAAGCAACATTTCCCGCCCAAGAGATGCTTCTATATCTTGAGCATATAAAAGCAAATTTAAATCAACATGATGATATTAATTTAACATTTTGGTTACGAGCTTTAAATGCTTTGATTTCAAAAGTGGAAAAGGAACAATGAAAAAAGTAATTAAAGAGATAAGAAAAAAATTTCCCTCTGTTGATACAAAAGAGAAAGAGGCGTTGGTTGCAAGCATTTATAATATATATAAGCATCATAAAGTTGGAATAAGCAAAGAAGTATTAGAGTATGTTATAGAGTCTGATTTTAAATGCGGAAATTTAAATGATTGTTATTATTTAGCATCTGAAGCATATATAAATACTTCTGGGCTGAAAAAAATTGGTTACCCTATAATGCAGGGTGCCTTGACAGAAGAATATGAAGAAGAGTTTGATATAGCAAAATGGATTAAGCTCGTACATAAAATCTATGATGCTGTAGTAAAAGGCGAAATGAGTTATGATAACGCCGTAGATTATTATGCCGGTTTTCTTGCTATAGAAAAAAAAGAAGATGAGAATTTCAAGCAATGGTTAAAATATTATAAAAATGGAGAACATTTAAAATATAATCGTGCGGCCAAAGAGAGAGATATGGATAAAAAATCAAATTTTCAATTTCCTTTAACAGGAGGAGGATTTTACCCTCCGGAAAACATTCCTATGCGTCCGAAAAGACAGAGAAAGGATGAAAGAAAAGAAGAGTTTAAAGGATGGAAAAATAAACTTTATATAGCTATTAGGCGACTTGACAAACTTCTTCGCCAAGGAGATCCTCATATGGACTCAAATATCCATGCGGAGTTAGCTGATCTTCTTCATGCTTTTGATATGGAGGTTCGGAAGGTAAGAGTTGCTTCTACTGCATCAGATATTACATTAAGAGCGTCAAATGCGTTTTCCAACAAGGGATTTAAAAAAGGGGCTGCGGTTTTAAAAAAGTTTGCTCAGGAGGCGCCTATAGAGCCTCCTATTGCTCCCGAACCAGAAGACGTGCTGGGCGTTGAGCCTGAGCCCAAAAGAGAAGAGGGGGGTGTTTCTGCTCCCTTAGGAAAGGCTTTGATGGGTGGCTCTGGTGCGAAACCGGGAGAATATGAAGAATTAGAGGGAGATGTATCTTTGCAGATGGCTTCTAATAAATTAGAGGAAATAGCTGGAAAGCTTGCTGACCGCAGGGTAGTGCGTTTGCTTGCTGAGTTTGATATTATGTTAGATAAGCTTGGGATTGCTCCAATGTTCCCGGAATTAGCGGAAGCTCAGAGTAAGTTAATTGATTCATATTCATATGCATTAACGCGTGTAACTAAAATGTTAGGCATGTTATCAAGTGGTAAAAATATTGCAGAGATAGCCAATGCAAAAAGTGATGAATTACAGAGAAGTGTTGAAAAAGATGTAGGTAAAACTTTTTCGCCTCCAGAAGAGAAGCTGCCAAAAGAGGAAGTTATTTCGGAGGAATTCACAGAAGCGCCTGAGAGAGTTGAAGCGCCCGAAGTTCAGCCAGAGGCATCGCCTGCTGCGCCACCTCGGATGTAAAGAGGTAAGGCATGGAAATAAAGGAAACATTAGAGCTTGTCGAAAAAATAGCTAAAATTAATTTAATTGACAAGCCTTATATTGTTGGTGGATTACCAAGAGATGTTTATCTAAAAAAAGAGATCAAAACAACTGATGTAGATTTAACTACAAATTCTCCAGATGTATTGCGTTTAGGCATTCTTGTGGCCGATGAGCTTAATGTAACCTTTGAATTATCGGATGATGGACATATAACTGTATTTACAGATTCCTTTGATTTAGATTTCTCTAGTCATTTTATATCCGAACAGGTATTGGAATATTTAGAAAAAGATAAAAAAGATATCGCCGAAGCATATAGTAGAGATTTTACAATTAATACTCTTCATCAAGATCTTCTGACAAGAGAAATTATAGATCCGACTGGCCTGGGATTTGCTGATATAAGAAGGAAGGTTATAAATACTCCTGTTGATCCAAAGGTCACTTTAAATGATGATCCAAGAAGAATATATCGAGCGATTAATTTAGCGGCGCGTTATGGATATAAAATTGATAAAAGAATAACGAATTTCGTGTTGGAAAATCCGGATGTTTTTGCTAATGTAAAAGAGCAATATATTGTTGTTAAGATAGCCAAAAGTTTAAAGGATAACGAAGAATTAACTTTATATTTATTAAAACAGTTAAATTTATTAAAAAAGGTCCCATTGATCGGTAAGTTTAAAGATGTTTTGATCGAACGCAAAATGCTCGCAGGATATCTGGAGGAAGAATGATTAAAAACGCATATATGGCTACTTCTTGGGATGAGTATACTGCCCAAGGTCCGGCATATAAAGCAATAGAGGATTGGTGGAAAACCAATTGGCAGCAAGTAAGTAACACTTCCGGCCCCACTTATAATTCTTGGACTTCTTGGTATATGCAGCATTTTTATAATGATTGGGGGCGCGCTCATAAAGGCCCAGAAGAGACTTTAAGTATTTTAAAAAGAGAGGCTACTGCTCCAAGTTCAAGTTCGCATCAGCAAACAGTAAAAGAGCGTATGAGCAAAATGAAAAACTTTTTTTCTGGTAGATTACCTAGAATAAGAAACCGAGTAAGAAAAGGTTCTGGGGTAAATATAGATAACGTAACTCCGCAAGTAAAAGATTTCTTGGATACTATTGCTGGTGTAGCTGAAAAGTTAAATGTGCAGACTCCTTTTGTTACAAGTGGATACAGAAGTACAATGTCTCAGGCAAGGGTAATGGGCAGAAATTGGGAAAGACATGGAGGTTCCACTCTCTTGTCAGAAAATCAGCTCTCTCAGCTTGGGAGTTTAGGAGTTGAAATTGTTACACGAAAAAAAACAAAAGAAGTAACTTTAGGATTGGTTTATTTATATAAGCTTTATAAAAACAAAAATTTAGCTATTTTTGTTGATGAAGTTTACTCTAATTATGGTGTAAATAGAAACTCAAAAAGGATTGTCTCTGAATATATTGAAAGTAATCCCGGGATATCTTCTCACATTAAAAATCCAGCGGAAGCTGTTGATTTGCGACTTACAAATGGAATAAAGCAGGTTTTGGATACCGTTGATAGTTCTGGGGAGTTTGCGTTATTTGTATTATATGAAGGCGATCATTATCACGTAAGAGTTCAATAATAGAAAATGGTAATATTTTAAGGAAGTTATGGAATATAAAGAATTAGAAGAAGAGCCTTTTGAAGAAGAGGAAGATGAGGAAGATAATAATCTTCCTGTTAACGGAAGTCCTATTTATCCGCATATATATGTTGGGCAGTCAGGAATTCCTGATATGACAGATTTTAATGAATCCGGCTATAAAGGAGATAATTATGTCTTATGGAATGAGATTTTTCCTGATATAGCAGCGAGTAGTATTTATGGTTAAGGAGCCAGGAAATGAATAAATTTATTATAACAGAGTTTGATGAAGGCTTAATAAAAGATGCTCAAGTTGTTGAGTTTTCTGAGTCTGTAATGGATCAAGCCTTTGGGGAAGAAGTTTCTCAGGTCCCAGAAGATGAATTGGTAATAGACTTCCGTGAGTCAACAATGGATAATTCATCAGATGATATGGAAGGCCCTGAATTTTCAGAGATAACTCCAGAAATAGAGGAAGCTGTTCCTGGAACGGAAGCGGCAGAAGAAGTTGTTCCTGAAATAGAAATTCCAATTGAGGCGCCGAAACTTCCCGGATCTGATTTAAGCCTTGCTGATGATCAAGAAGAAGAAGATGAAGAAGTCATAGGTTCCTGGAAAGAGGATGGAGATGTTAGAGATTTTGGGTCTTATCTTGCTATAGCTTATAAGAATATCCCAAAACATGACGGCACCAAAATTCTTGGATGCGAAAGAGCCTTAAACTATCTTAATTCTTTAAATAAAGAAATTTCGAGAGCTATTGCTTTAGATTCAAGCCATATTTTAGATATAGCGCTTTTAGATGATTTTCGTTTTAAAATGATAAATGATATGATGACTTTAAAAAATCATATGAAAAATCTTCAAAGGAAAATTCGTGAAGAGCATGGAAAAAAAGCTAATTTCGCCGTTGCCGGTTCAGATATTGAATTTGCAAAAGAAGCTTCGTCAGCAAGACCGCAAATGGTAATTACTCCATTCGAAAGGGCAATTTCCGGTATGCTTATAAATGCGGTAGTTTCGGCCGGAAGACCATTCGAAGATGTATATGAATATCTAAAGAAAAAATATAAATTTACGGATAGGGAAGAGTTGGCTATTATGCAACTTGTAACTGATATGGGTCATCCAGTATTTAAGGATCGCGGTAGTTATGGTGAGGATGCAGATGGCGAAGATGCTATGGGTATAGATTTTATGACAAATTACTTTGCATAAGGAGGAATGATGAAAAAAGTAGCAAGGCTGGGATTAATAGAGAGGAATAGAACAACTGTTGATTGGCTTGTTGCGTTTGAAAAAAAGCTTCTGCAAAGAGAGATCCAAAGAAGGGCAAATCTAGGCAATTTGGCTCCAATTATTAGACGAAAGCAATATTCATCTATAGAAGAAAAAATGGCCGATATAAAAAAAAGGATTGGGTTTGATTTATCACAAAAGTTTGCTGATGAATTAGACTCTTTAAATAAATCTGGGAACTCTTGCAAATGCGAAGTAACTACTTCTTGTGCTTGCAAACTTAAGACTTATGCAGGCAGAAAAGAAGATGATATCCGCAAAATGCAAAATATTTTAAATTTTGTAAAAGATATAGTGAAAGCAGAGCCTCATTTGAGCGCAACCAATATTATTGCAAAGTGCAGAGAAGATGAAGGGCTTGGTTTTAATTCTTTAAAAATAGACCATACAAAGCTGAAGGCTTATGCGGAAAGATTACTTTCTTCTGTCAGAAAAAATGAGAATGAAGAAGTTAAATATGTTTCGCGCAATGAAGAAGGAAACACGGGAGTAGAGCAGGCAGAATATTATAGCCATGCAGATACTTCGCTGGATTAAGGTATTGAATGGCAAAAAAAAAGAAACCGGATGCTCATTTAAAAGAATTATTTTCTGATGTTAAAACCTCATTTATGGATTACGATCCTGTTTATTTTACAAAAAATAATTTAACATTAGATGGAGCACCATTTTCAGTATTAGATAATGGCTGGAAATTTATGGCGGATATATACAGATATATTGCTTTGGAATCTGTGCGCGAAAACGGGAAACCGGTTGTTATATGCAAAGGTCGTCAGATCGGAGCAACTGTTATGGCTGCAGCATTAGATCTCTATTTTACAAATAGCGGATTATTTGCAAATCCTCCGGCCAAAGTCGCACATTTGTTTCCAACAATAGGCTTAGTAAAAAGATTTTCTCAGTCAAAGCTTGAAGATCTCATTCGTGCCGCAAAAGATGACTTCATTAATAAAAATAAATTAAATTTAATAGAAAAAAATGCCGTTGATAATATCACAATGAAGCAATTTATCAACGGAACTTTGTGGATTGAAAGTATAGGTATTGATGGAGATAGAGTTAGAGGTATGTCTCTCGATGTTGCTATTTTTGATGAGTGCCAAGATATGCTAGCTCGCGCAATCAATAATGTCACAAAAACTTTAACACCAGCAAAGTATGGTCCAAAAGGTAAAGGGGTTCAGGTTTACTTTGGCACCCCCAAAGAGAGGGGTTCTTTTTTTCATAGAATTTGGGAAATGTCTGATAAAAGGTATTATCAATTTGGATGTTTAAACTGTAATGATTATTTCTTTTTTTATCATTCTGATATTCAAAATGCATGGAAAGATATTTGGATCGGGGGGCATATTATAAAGTGTCCGTTGTGTGGTCATAAGCAAACAAAGATTGAGGGTATCCAAAATGGTCGCTGGATTCCAACAAAAAATCCGGACGAAGCAAAATATGTTGGATTCCATGTTAATCAATTATATATCCCATATTTTCAAAAAAGCACTATTTTGGAATTGATGCCAGAAAATAACCCTACTCAAACAGAAAGAGTCTGGAATAATGAAGTTATTGGAGAGTTTTACTCTGGGGCAGGTACGCCGTTAACTAAACAAGATATAGCTGATTATGCTATGGATTATGAGCGTTCTTTTTCAACTTCATTAAATCCAGAAAGGACGGATAGTTATCTTGGCGTTGATTGGGGAGGAAAAGTAGATAATGATTCTATTAATCGCGGGATGTCTTTTTCTTGCGTAGTTATATTATCAGCAACAAGAGATGGTACATTATTGGTTGAGCATGGACATAAGTTAAGAAGTCAGGCTTTTAAATATAAAAAAGATACAATTATTGAATGTTATAGAAGATTCGGTATTAAAAGAGGAGTCTCTGATTGGTATTTCGGCCAAGATGTAGTGCATGAGCTTCAATTAATTTATGGGCATAGATTTTTTGGTGCGCAGGGCAGCGGAGCTTTAAGAAATCCACTTAAGTTTAGGGAAGATGAAAAAATGATCTCTTACAATAAAGATCTTTTAATTGAAGAGGTTTTTGATAAAATCAAAAAAGGAAAAATTCGTTTCCCGGGGAAACCTTACGAAAAAGTGGAATGGTTGGTAGAACACTGTACTTCAATGGATGGAGCAACACGATTAGTTTCGGGGCAACAGTTAAAAACTTTCAAAAAAGGGGCAGGGCCTAATGACGGTCTTATGGCTTTATTATATGCATATATAGCCTGGAAGTTTGATGCAACAAAGGGCTTTTCTTTTAAACTTGGAGAGCAAAGAGAAGAGAGAAGCCTTAGACCTATTTTAGCATATGCCCCATTTTTAAAGGTATAAATCATGTCAAGAAGAACTTCAAGAAAGCCAAGTGGAAATATTTCAAAAAAAACCGGAATGGGGCTGACGCGCCTAAGAAGAGCGGATATTTCTGAAGTGGTTCGTGATATAGATCAAATGGCATCAAAAGATCTCCCGGCGGCTATAGCGCACAGTCACCTTTTTAGAAAAGTTTCCACTTTTGGACAAACTGTGGCACCGTCAGCATCACATAGAATGGAGATGATTGGCCCGGAAGTTTATTCTCCACTTTTCCAGCTTGCGAATTTAAACCTCCCAAGAGATCGTATCACTATGAATGCGTGGAACCGCATTTTTTACGATACACACCCCATTGTAAGAAATGCGATAAACCTTCATGCATCGTTTCCTATAAGTAAAATAAACATTACTTGTAAAAATAGAAAAGTTCAACGTTTTTTTATGGAAATGGCAGAAGAGATAGATTTATATAGCGTTGTTTATGGTGCGGCATTAGAATATTGGCGTCTTGGTGAATGTTTTCCATATGCAGAATTAGATAGAGATCGTGGGACATGGAAACGAATTACTATTTTAAATCCTGACTATGTTCATGTGCGTCGTCCTGCAATTGGAAACAAAACATTTATTTCTTTGAGGCCAGATTCATCTTTAAAAAAGATTATAACCTCAAGTTCTCCGGAAGATCTTTATATGCGGAAAAGAATTCCGAAACATATTTTGGAATATGTAAAAAAAGATCAAAATATACCTTTAGACGATTTTAATATATCACATTTAAAGCTATTAAGCGCCCCTTATGATATCCGAGGAACTTCTATTATCGTATCTGTTTATAAAGATTTAATGTTATATGATAAACTTCGTGAATCAAAATTTGCGCAAGCAGATGGCATGATTAACCCTCTTACTCATGTTAAACTTGGAGGTTCTGAAGGTTACAGGCCAACAGGTGCAGATATTCTTGCCTATAAGGATATTCTCGAAGAGGCCCAGTATGATAAAGATTTTAAGCTTATTACACATGATGGTGTAACTATTGAGAGGGTTGGTTTTTCTGGCCAAACTCTTGATGTAACTCCAGATATTGAGCTTATTAATAATAATCTTTACACAGGATTAATGGTTCCGAAATCACTTATAGAGCAAGAAAGTGTAACTTACGCAAGTTCGTCTATTGGTCTTGAAGTTTTACGAGAAAGGTATGATATTTTTCGAAATATGATGAAAAAATGGATTGAGCGAAAAATCTTTGCTCCTATATGTGAGATGCAAGATTTTTATGAATATGTTGACAAAGAAAAGCGCCTTGTGATTCCTCAAATAGATTTCAATCATATGAACTTATATGACATGATGGATTATGTACAAAATATTTCTGGGATGGTAGCAAATAAGCAAATTTCAGCACATACTTTACATAGATGTTTAGGAACTTCATATGAAGAAGAAAGAATTTTAATTAGAAAAGAGGCCATTGATCAAGTTATTTTAGATCGTGAAGTTGCCGCAATGTCTGCAATGAGTCTTTCTGAACTGCGTTCCTTGGACCCTGAAAAGCCAATAATGGAGCCGGCAGGAGAAGAAGGCAGCGGAGTCCCAGATATGGGTGGAGGAATACCAGGAATGGAAAGCTTGCCTGGAATGGAGGCTGGCCCTCCAGAGTTGCCCGGAATGGGAGGGGGGCCGGCGATGGCACCGCCAGGAGGTCCTGGGTTAGAAGGGGTATAGTAATTTTTCAAACCTCTATAGGAGGTTTTTATGAGTCAAAATAAAAATGCAAAAAACTGTGCAGATTATTGCTCAAAAGAGGCATCATCAACTTCATCTACTCAGCCAACATATGTAGATGAGTCAGGAAAAGTGTTTACGCCTGCAGATATAGTTCAGGGATACAAGCCGAAAGGCAAATGGAAAGGACATTCTTTAAGTGATAGAGTTAAAGCTTCTGGCGCAGATAAAAAGAAGAAGAAAGAAAAATGAAGATAGCTTATTGGTCCAGTGAATATCAAGAACCTAAGCCTGTAAAAAATCTGTCGATTAATGTATCAAATAAAGATTCTGCGACAGAAAATGCAGGCAGGAATGGTATTTGTTTACTTGAGCGTACCACAGAACCTCTTATGGGCGGTGATCTTGAACCAGAATTTAAAGAAAAAAAGAAGCGCTCAAATACACCTGAGCCAGACAAGGTAATGGACCTGCTTGTAAACCTGGGTGATTCTATGGATGTAAAAAAAGAATATGTTTTGGCAGATTTTGCGGATTTTCTTATTCGAAAATTTGGAGAAATGAAAAAAGAAAATTATACAAAGTTATATAATCAGCTGATGTTAAAAATAAACGCCTCTGATATTCCAGACAGAAATGAGACACTTAAGAAGCTCACAAAAATTTTTAGCAGAACGCTTTTATTGGAAT